AGCTTGGGCCGCGGCTTCGGCGTCGTCGTGATCACCGCTCGAGGACGATCGCCGAGGCGCAGACCCAACCGCATCATGTCCCAGCAGGGCTGGATCTGTCGCCAGGCAGCGAACTCTTCGCACCAGGCGACGTGGTGCTGGGGTCCTCGGAGTCGCTCGACGTCTTCCGGGGTATACGCTCCGAATAATTGACCGAGAGCACCGTTCGGCCATCGAAGCTCACCCCATGAACGGTGAAACGCAATATTCGGGTTGAGTCGGAGTAGTCCAGACTCGCCTTCAACGCAGATAGATCGGGCGTCTCCGACAGTTGGTGCGATAACAGCGATACGAAAGCCTGGGTGACTTCGTGCCAGGGCGTCGACGAAGCGTGCTCCGGCGTGGGTTTTGCCGGCTCCTCGGCCGGCCATGAGGACCCAGTAGAGCCAGTCACCCGGTGGTGGCTCCTGGTGCTGGAGCAGGGGGCTCGAGGGCGGGCTGAGTGTGGTTACCGAAGAGTCCGACGAGAAGTCGAATAAGCGTCTCTTTCTGGGCACCCACAAGCTGGGCAAGTTCGGCAGCGGATTGTTTCTCAAGCCACTCTGGGCGAGTTGCGAACTGAAGTTCGGCCGTAAGCGTCTTCGCGTGTTCGGCGACGAGGTCAAACAGCAGATCCTCTACGGCGTCGAGCCGCTCCTCGCGTGTGCGTTGCTCGGTACGAACCGTACGAACTTCGTCATCCTGGTCACGCCACGTCGCAAGCGTAGTCTTGCTGATGCCGTACTGGCGAGCCACATCGGCGAGCGATGCACCAGCCAGGACGGCGGCGACCGCTTCGGCTCGAAGCGAGACCGGGTGCGCGACACCGCGGGTCACTCGGATTCCGACAGTTTTGCGTCACGGTTCGGGCGCCGCGGAGGATCGGGTTTGCCCTCGAGCTGGCACCGGAGACAAAGCCTGGACTTGGCTTCGGGTTTCTCGGTACAGCCGGGCGTGGCGCAGACCCGAGTCGTGCGCAGTCGCAGGACTTCGTGGGCTTTAGGCATGCGTGCACCTCGGACAACGGATGGCCTTACCGAAATCCGGATGGCCGATGTCGAGCTCGCGGCGCACGTAGCCCAGCCCGTGGCATGACGGACAAGCATTGAAGTCACCGCCGCAGTGCGGACAGTCGCCCAGCGTAGCCGTGAAGGTCGAGCGGGTTGGCAACAACGGCTCCTTGACGATGCCGGCGTGTTTCACGGCGTCCTTCGCCTGGTCCTTGCTGAGCCACGCCACCAGCCGGTCCGGCGATGGGTCGCCGACCATTGAAAAGAAACGCGACCAGGACTCGTCGAACGACGCTTCCTCGGCGAATTGCGGGCGCCACTCGGCGGCGATGGTGCGCGCCTCGTCAACCGTCAGCATCCGTCACCTGGATCGGTGGCCGAGCCAGTCGCTCCTGCACTTCCGGTGGCAAATTCGTGTAATCCGCCGCTGCTGCCGCCGCCGCCTTCCGACGACCCCGCGGCAGCAAAGATCCAAGCGATTTAAAATCGCCGCCGCCGCCGCCGTTGGTTTCCCCCACACCCCCTTCCCTTACAGCAACAGCGTCAGTCTTTAAGTAATTACTATCCGTTAAGGAGACGTGCTTGGATTTCGCTTGAGCACTCGCTGCACCGTTCGGTTGACCGCGCGCCCGGGCGGATGCTCGACCACCCGCTTGACCGTTCGCTTGCTGTTGCTTGTGATATTCCTGCACCTGTTCGCGGCTCGGGTTGTAGTCCAGGTAGTCATGCACCTGGTAGCCGCCGTCTACCCGCTCCCACAAATCTACCTCGACCAGGCGATCCACCAGCTTCAATGGTTGCCGGACGCTCGCCAGCCGTGGCACCCGGTCATTCGGAATGAACCCGTCGGTCAAATTGCGTGCGCAGTACGCCCACGCGCACACGTTCAGCCACGCCGCCTCATGGCCGACTCGTTCAACCTTCGGATGCTCCGGATACCCGCCATCCAATCGCACCCACGACATATGTAAGTGGCAGCCCTCCTCAGTTCAGTAGGTTCCAGATCTCCGCCTCATCGCTCGGACGCCAGACATACGTCTCAATGCCAGGACAGCCCTCGTAAATGACGCGCGCCCGCTTCTGGTCTTGCGTCAGGTGGCCGTGCTGCGACTTGAGCTCCGCGTGAATCACCCGCGGCGGCCGATACAGCCGCAGGTCGAACTCCCCCGGCGCGCAACCGATGCTGTCGGCCGTGTAGAACACCAACCAGCCGCGGAACTTTGCGAACTTCATGACGCGCCGTCGGAACAACGACTCGGCCTCGTCGCCGCGCACCTCGTAGACCGGGTTCGCCAGCCGCGGATTCGGACGAGGCGCCGGTACGACTCTCACGCCGGTACTTCCACCTCCGCCTTGCGCGCCTTGATCAGGTCCGCGAGCTGCATCCCCTCATCAATCAGGTCGGTGCGCTCGAGCGGCAAGCGCAACGGCTTGCGCGGGATGCCCAGCCCCTGCGCCTCGGCCAGCACCTTCATGTAGCGCTGCCACAGCCGATCGTCCGCATTGCGTACGACGTCTACCTCAGGACCGAGGACCTCGCCCGTGGTGTGATCCACCGTCACGCGCTGCGCATCGGCCACCGTGTCGACCTCGGTCGTATCCATGAACCCGAGCCCGCACATCGAGAGGGTCAGTCGCCGCTTGGCCTTTGTCTCGGCCTTCATGATCGCGTTCGCCAGCGCCTCGCCCTGGACGTTCTTGATATAGACCGCGCCCTGCGCGCTATCGATGCGGCCATCCTTGTCCTTGCCGTACGCCGTCACCACGTACACGCCTTGCACCTCGGATTGCTCCACCTTCGTCACCGAGATGCCGTGCAGGTGACGCAACTGGTCGGTCGCGTTCCGCGTCGCGTAGAGCGTCAGCTTCCCGTTCAGTCGCAGGTAATCTAACGGTTTGGTAAACGCGTTCAACCCCAATGATTCGCATACGGCGTTGTAGTAGTTAACGCGCTCTTTCGGTGTCAGAACGGACAGGTCGCCCTCGATGATTACCCGCTCTAAAACGTCACCGGGATCGGACTTCGAGATGGCCGTTTCGGTCGTCATGGTGCCTCCAGTTTATCGCGTTTGATCTTCGCCAGGATCTCGGCTTGCTTGGCCTCACACGGCCACGGCACACCGCATTTGCTGCACACGATCTTGCGCCGAATGGTGTCCTTGAACATGACGTGCTCGCTCATCCGTAGACCCTCGCCAGAACGCCGATGACGACGCCGACCAGGAACAACGCGAGGCCGACGCCGAGCGCCATGTCGACCAGGAACGTCGGCCACCAGCGCACGCGCTTCGGATGACGGTGCGCCTCGAGCCACACGAGGTCCTCGACATCGCGCATCCTCGGCATCAGCGCAACCCCAGCCTTCGACTGCACACCGGCCACGCTCCCCAACCCTGCACCGACTGGCCGCGGACCGCGACCGCGATCTGAGCTTCACGGCTGGCGAGGTCGGGCCGCGCCGCGTAGGCCAGCCCGCCATGGTTCCGCCAGAACACCAGGTCCTGCTGCAGCCCGCCGTAGTACGAGTTGCCCGTATTGGCGTGCCAGTTGCCCGTCGCCTCGCACTGCGCCAGGCGATCCCAGACGGAGAAAGACACCGACGTGGCGCCGGGTGGTGATGGCGGCGCCACGCCGGCCTGGGCGACGGCTACGGGTGAGGCGAGCTCGCCGACGCTGATCAGATACGCGCGACCAGGTAGGCCCGTGCTGCTCGTGGCACCGAGCAGGTCGATCAGGCGCACGCCGGCTTCGTTGGCCGCGGCGATTGTGTCGCTGGTCACCGCGCGGTCGACATCCTCGGCATGGGTCACCAGGACCGCCGTGCCGAGCATCACGCCGACGAGCGTCCCGGCCAGGAAGTAGCCGACTCGGACCGCCATCAGAAGGGCAGCTCCTCGAGTTCGTTGTCCGAGTGCGCGATGGCGTGCTCCTCGGCATTGGCGTTCGACATGGCCCAGCGCTCGCCCTGCCGCTCGACGGCCAGCTCGTGCTCCACCGCGAGCAGGTCCTCGAGCAGTGGGATGAGCCCGGCCCAGTATTTCGTGCGTTCGTAGCCCTGCCGCTGCCCGATCTTGAGGGCACGCTCCCAGGTCGCCAGGAAACGGGGATCCTCGTCAGCGTGCAGGTAGCCGTGCCAGAACTTGAACCACTCCTCAGTCGAATCGATTGCCTGATCCGCTACCACCAGCCGAGCACCTTGAAGACGAACGCGAACAGCGCCGCCCAGGCCAGGCCACCGAGCACCGCGCCGACGATCGAGCCGATCGCGAAGCGCGCGCCAACACCGGGCGTGCTTGCCGTCATGCGGCCTCGTCGATCAGTCGGCGGATGTACGCCTGGACGGCGGAGTTCGGGACGAGTCGACGTCGCCCACGCTTGACCGAAAACAACTCGCCCGAGGCGATCAATCGCTTGGTCGCCGCATATGAGGCGTCGATGATTTTTCCCGCCTCACGGACATTCAAGAAGCGATCTTCGACCACGACCTGGGGTACAGGCATCACCCACCTCCGCGCTAAATGCCAGTGACCTGCACGCAATTTCCCGCAAGGTCGCGGGAAGGCTCGTAACGGCCATCCTAGGCTCAGCCCGCGACGGTGTCTACGCCCAAACCCACCCAAAGCGGGAACCCCGGCATCCCGCATTAGGGATTCGTTAACTCTTGTGCGCCGCCGTGAAACCGTCTGAGCCGTCAGTAGCCTAAGGCGGGTACGATGTCACAAAATGCCGTCCTCATTCGAAGTGGGAGCGCTGGACCCGCAAACCAGCGACATGTCGGCCATGGTGCTCAATGGACCCGCAGGACTCGCCAGCGATGCTGATCTGGCCCGCTTTTCGTCAAACCTCAGTCGACTCAGAGAGGCACACAAACTCTCACGCGCCGCGCTCGGTCACCAGATCGGCGCCAGCGGAAAAATGATCGAACATTGGGAGGCTGGGACTGGGAACCCGGCCGTCCGTTACATCGTGCGCCTGGCACAGTTCTTCGGGCTGAACACCGATGATCTGTTAGGGGTTGGCCCGCGGCCGGACGAGGAACGCAGTCGCCTCGGCATGCTGCTCAAATACCACGAGCACCTGGAGGCGATCGAGCAACGGGTGCAGGAACTTGAGAGGGCGCGCGAGCATCCCCAGCACTGAGTGGATGCAGTTAATTGAATCCACAAACTGCATCCACTCGGCCGATTTTGAGACTTGTCTCACGAAAACGTATGCTCCGCAATCTCATTTGTGTAGTGCCGAGGGGGAGAGTCGAACTCCCGACACCGCGATTTTCAGTTTCGTTTTTTCCCGTCTCACGGGAGCTACGGGAAGCTCCCTGAGATTGACGGTTCCCGCTGAGCGGGACTGAGCTTTGGTGATTCAGGGCCCAATTGAATCCACGATTTCTGGTTTCCCGTGTGGCGGGAGGCGTGCTTCCCGCGAGGTGGCGGGAAGAATTTCTCACCAACTTGTCACAAAGTCGCGGTGTCACCCAACGGACGGAACAAGACGTTCATGCGGTCGGCCACTGAGCGCCGCGTCTTGGGGTACAGGTGGCCATACGTGTCGACCGTGAGCTGGTAGCTGGCGTGACCGAGGATCTTGGATACGTCGTGCAATGCGATGCCCTGGGCAAGCATCTGCGACGCCGCGGTATGCCGCAGATCGTGCAACCGCTGCGTGAAGCCGGCCGCGGTGCGAATGCGATCCCAGATCCGATAGAGCGTGGTCGTTTCGATGCCGCCACCCTCATCCGAACAGAACACCAGGTCGCGGTCTTCCCACAGGTTGAGCGCTGACTGACGCTCGAACGCCTGGCGATCGCGGTGCGCGAGCAGCACATCGACCAACCCCTGGGGCATATCCAGTGTTCGCCGCGATGCCTCAGATTTGTTCTCGTCGAAGTCCAGCCGGCGCGCACCATCCTCTTTCTTCTCGACGAGTTGCCAATACACGCGCACCTCGCGTTTGACCAGATCGAGGTACGACCAGCGCAGGCCCAGCAACTCGCCGCGGCGCAGGCCGAGTGAGACTGCCATCAAGAAAAGGGCTTCTAGACGCTCGCCAGCCAACGCGACTCGCAAAGCGTCGATCTGCTCATCGTTGAGTGGTTGGATACGTTTCTGAGGTTGCTGAACAACACGTTTGCGACCCTTACGGCGCGCGACCAGGGCGGGGTTCCGCGGCAGCAGCTCGAGCTCGACCGCATCGCCTAGAGCGACCTTCAACGTGGCCATGATGTAGGTCACGGTCTTCTCGGCTAGACCTTTGGCGCGCAGCTCACGTCGCAATGTCTGGACGTGCTTCGGCCCAAACTCACCCAGGCGAACGCCAGCTATCGATGATTCGCAGATGTGGTTGGTGATGTTGACGGCATAGCCACGCAGCGTTGAGTCGCGCCGCTCGCGATCCTCTCGCGCGCCGGCGATCCAGTCTTTGAGGAAACTGCGCACCGTGTCTTTGTTTGAGGCCCGCGGCAGACCGGCGGCCGTATCGACGAGCACCTTTTGTGCCTGCAGGATCAAGGATTGCTGGTCGGCGTCCCGCAACGTCGTGCGTTTCCCGTTGAGCGAGACCTGCATGACCCAGGGTTTGTTCTTGCGCCTGGGATCTGGGTCATAGCGGGGCTTCGAACCCAGTCCGTTGACCTGGCGCCCACGGCCGGTTGTCATTGGCCGTTGTTGCCCTCGACTTCCTGCTGCTCGCGTTCAGTGACATAGCGGCGTAGGGCATAAACGACCAACGAATTGAAGTTGCGATCTTCGGCTTGGGCGACTGCGAGCGCCCGCTTACGCAAATCCGGAGGAAATCGGATGGTAACTGCCACGCCCTGTTCAGGTGGCTCGGGTATGTCTTTACTACGACGTGGCATGTTCTTGACTGGACTCATGGTAACGAGTCTATATCAAAAATTGATGCACTGCTACCTTCATGGTTACACTTACCACCATCGTGGCGTATAGTGAAGCCTTATGCCCCCGTTCATCGAGGTCACGCATCTTGGGGAGGTGATCTGGGTCAACTCAGGGTCGATAACCACAATTGGCCCGCATGATCCAGCCGGCTCTGTGCTCATGTTGCTCAACGATGCCCGTATCGTCGTCGATCAGTCGCCGGTCGAAGTGCTCGCACTCTTGGAGCACGGCTGGAAGATCCATTGACCCGTAGAATCAATGGCCGCCGCGCTGCGGAAACAGCCGGCGGCCCGACACCAAGGGAGGATGACCCCTCGATGCACAACCAGCCTAGCAGCGAGTCGAAACTGCCTGCGACGCTGGTCGAACTCCGCGTTTCACCAATAGGAGGCCGTCATGACGGTGTCTGGTGGGGCTAGGCCGGGCGGGCGTCAATTGCCGCTGCAGCAATCGGAACTGGATCGGCTGATCGAGCATATGCGGGCGGTGCAGCCTGACCCGCCCATGTTCGGCACACCAGTCGGCTGCTCGAGGGCGACGGGCTCGAAGCACGCGGTGTACCTGGGGGTGGTGCATTGGTTCGCCAAGATGCACACCGTGTCGGTCAAGAAGGGGCGCCAGTTCTTCATGGGCGAGACGCACGCCGGCCCGGCGTGGTACCTGAACAGCGCCACCGGCGAGGACACGGTCGGCACGCCAATCATCGACCTGGACGTGCTGGACAAGCTGCCCCTGTTCAGTGAGCAGGGCTACCGCTACCGCGCGGTGTTCTGCGAGCGCGGCAAGCCGAAGGCGATCGTCACCCAGCTGCGGCATTCGATCGAGGCGAGCGGCTTTGGCCAGCACGGCGACGTGGCGGTGCTGGACGGCGAGTTCGAGAAACGCCTGCCCGAGTACCTGGAGGGACTGCCGCGCGGAACGCACCTGTGCGGCGTGCTATTCGTCGACGGCAACGGCTCGATCTCGCGCGATCTGATCGAGATGTTCCAGTACTACAGTCGCGAATTGCACTACGTGGACGTGGCGATCTGGCACCAGGCGCACGTGCGACATCGGTTCGCGGGCTTGGGCCCCGCGGCGATCGCGCCTGGCGGAGCGTGGCATGGCCATGTCCAGAAGTACGATTACCGACCCTTGTGTGAGGTGCTACCGGATTTCTGGAAGCGCCGCTGGCTGATCCGACGCCCGTTCAACGCGGGCAATGGCACGGCGTGGACGATGCTCGTCGGATCGAACTGGGTCAAGCTGCCCGAATGGCGTGCCGGCGAAATGTACCTGCTGCACACGCTAGATGGACAGAAGATCCTGAAGGAGTGCGACGAATGACCGTGAGCATGTTGCCGGCGCTGGAGGCGACGCGCTGGCCGATCGAGCGGCTCGTGCCGCACCCCAAGAATAAGGAGATCTACGGCGACACGGCCGACGACGAATTGCTGCGCAGTGTGCGCGTGCACGGGGTGCTGACCCCAATCACCGTGACGGCGGGCGGCGTGGTGGTATCAGGTCACCGACGCTTGGTGGCGGCGCGTGCAGCCGGCCTGACCGAGGTGCCGGTGACGCCGTTTGGGTCGGAAGACGAGCTGGACATCGTTGAAGCGCTGATCGAGTCCAATCGTCAGCGCAGCAAGAGCAACGAGCAGATTGGCCGCGAGGCCGTCGAATTGTTCGCGGTTATCTCAGCACGCCAACCGCAGGGCGGCCGGGGGAAAACCTCCCGCAACATCGCGGGAAGTTTGTCGAGGAAAGAGCGCGAGACGACAGCCCAGGTCGCCTCGAAGTTGGGCGTTGGCCAGAAGAAAGCCGAGGAAGCGCGACGCGTCGTGCAAGCCGTCGACCAGCTCGCAGCCGACGGCAAAACGCAAGAGTCAGAACGGCTACGACGAACACTCAACGGCCACTCGGTGCACCGTGCGTATACCGAAGCCGAACGCAACGGTTACATCGCGCCCCAGACGAAGCCTGAACAGGTGGCCGACCTGGTGGCGCCGCCGCTCATCCTGCTGGGCGAAGATCCGTCGATCCCACGTCTCGTGACGCTCCCAGTATGGAAGAAGCTGACGGAGGACCAGCGGCAGCAAGTGCTGGCGCGACCGCGGTCAAAGAGTGCGACGTTCAACTGGCAGGTGTCCGATGACATCGAGTGGGCGCGCTGGTCGTGGAACCCGGTCACCGGCTGCAAACATGACTGCAGTTACTGCTACGCACGGGAGATCGCTGAGCGGTCGGACGCCTACCCGCAGAAGTTCATCCCAACGTTCTTACCCGAGCGACTGGCAGCACCGGCAAACACGCGCTACCCGGCGGCCGAGGACATCCGCCGCGAACCCGCTCGACAAAACGTGTTCACGTGCTCGATGGCCGATCTGTTCGGCCGCTGGGTACCTGACGCATGGATCGAGGCGGTCCTACAAACGGTCCGTTCGAATCCACAGTGGAACTACCTGTTCCTGACGAAGTTTCCCCAGCGCCTACCGGATATCGACTTCCCCGACAACGCGTGGGTCGGCACAACGATCGATGCCCAGGTGCGCGTGAAGGTGGCCGAGCAAGCGTTCGAGCGCGTTAATGCACGGGTCAAGTGGCTGAGCTGCGAGCCTCTCCTAGAGAACATCCACTTCGAACGGCTGGACCTGTTCGACTGGGTAGTCATTGGCGGGGCGAGTCCCAACGCCGAGAGCGGGACGCCGGCGTTCCGTCCGCCACGACAGTGGGTCTTTGACCTGTGGGCCCAAGCACGTGAGGCCGGGTGTCTGATCTACGAGAAAACGAACCTGCTCGAGCGCGTGCGAGAAATGCCAGGAGCACGCGAGTTGCCAGCAGTCGATGTGCCAGGCGCCTTCAAGATGAAGTACCTGCAGCGCGATGTGCTGGCATCGAAATCCTACGCCCAGGAGATGGCCCGGTGATGACCACAGATGACCAGCCCCGCGAGCCCGACGGCCATGACACGGTCGAGGGCACGCTGCCCGATGAAGAGTGGCGCGCTCACGTGCACGCCGCGCTCGAGGATGACCAGCTCGCTCTGGAGGCCATGTACAGCGATGAGTTCCTGCGCCACTGGTACCGGTCGGCCAAGGATCACCTCGCCCACGCTGCGTTCCCACATCTGGTCGGCCTGAGCGAACTCCGCGAAGTAATGCTCGCCAACGAAGGCCAGTGCCGCGAAACCTTCCTGGTTCTGTGGCCCATTCCCGAAAACCCATGACCGAAGGAGAAGAGTTGCGAGCCGAACTACGTAAGTTCAGAGGCCAACTCCTGACGGCGATGGTGGTGATTGCCGGCGTTGCCCTCATCATCGCCAAGGTCTGGCTGTGAGCCATGACGCTGCTCGATCCGGCTGAGGCCCGGCTACGCCACATCGAGGCCGATCTGACCCAGATCAAGGCCGACCTGGCCGCCATCAAGGCACGGGTCGATGCGTTGCCGACGCGGTGGATGTTCTGGCTCTTCTTCGCCAGCGCGACTATTCCGATCTACGGCATCCTTGTCACGCTGCTATGGACCACGGTGCACCGTTAGTCCCAGACCCAAGGAGTTATGACGACCAACATCGAGCCTGAAGAACTGACCCTGATCCTGGCTGCCATCCAGAAGGTGCAGCGCGAGCGCGACGAACTGCGCGCTAAAGTCGATGACCTGAGGAATGCCGCAACCACTGCCAAGAACCTGCTCTCGCGCAAGCATCCGCATAGCGTGGCTGACGTTGACGGCGATGCCTGGGAGGCGTGGGCCGTACTTGAGGCTGCGCTAGTCAGTGAGTGATATGCCTGACAAGTTGAGCACCGACGAACTCGAAGGCTTACGCGTTTCGGAGGCGATCCGGCGAGGCGTCCTGGCCGAGCGCAACGAACTGCGCGCCATTCTGGACTCGCACCGTGTCTGCATAAGCAATGCTCAACTCCCCGTCTGGGTTTGTGAGGCCGAGGTCGAGCGGCATGAGCGACGATTTCGGGAAACCGAGGCTGAGTGGGTGGACCGGTTCCAAGCCCTCGAAGCCGAGGTCGAGCAGCTGCGTTCGTTGAAGGCAGGCACGGTCACGGTAGAACTCGCCAATGGGCTGTTCGGATCAGACAAGTACGTGCCAGAGCAGCGAGCCCGTGGGTTAGAAGCCGAGATCGAGCGGCTGCGGGCGGCGCTCGAAGGGGTTATCGCTGAAGCAGATCGAAAGACGGCTGCGTTTGACAGAGCACACGCTGCGCTTGCCCGTCATAAGAAATAAAATGCCTGACAAGATCACCGATCCCGAAACCGGCCAGTCATGGTCAGTGGTGGCTGAGTGGCGACAGGAAGAGGCGCCTGGGATCATGGCCTGCACAAACTATGAGGTCACCCGCGGACCGAAACGTTACGCTCGCCGCTGGGATTGCTTGCCTGATCGGATCGAGTGGGGCTGGGTACTGAATCCCGCTGCCCAACTCGTCGAGTAAGGTCGGTCGCCGGCGGGCCACAGTCGGGCAACTCCGAAGCCTCCCACGGCAGGTCGGTGTCGGAGATACCGCCTCCGCTGACTGCCCGCCCGCCAGGCGACGCTGCGACTATCGCAAGTATTAAGCCTGATGGGCGCGCCGGGGCCGGCTGGTCGTCACCAGACCGAAGCTCGCACCGATCACCACACCGATCAGTGCAATCGCCACTGACGAGTACTCTGGACGGAGCAGCAACAGCAGCCCGCCGCCGATGAGCACGGTCAGGATGACCACAGTCACACACACCAAGCGCGTGATCGATACCGACGTCGGCTCGGGATAGCCGGTCGGCTCCGTCAGCACCCAGCCCTCTTAGCGGGCGACGAACGACAGAAAGCTCGCCGCGAAGAACGCCAGACCGACCGGAATCAACCGCCCGCCCCAGGGCGTGCTGGGCGACCACCATAACAGTGCGTCAATGATGAACAAGATCACCGCGACGATGACGAACGCTTCACGCATCGTTTGAGTCCCTCCCCTTCCAGGAGCTGGGTGCGCAGGTAGCGCGCAAATAACAAGCCGTCGAGCCATCGTTGGTCGAGCATCGCCGCGTGCGCACCGCACGGGCTACCCGACTGACAGGCGCAGTTGTGCCTGATCGCGATCTCGAGTGCGGCGGCGTCCTCCCTGCTGCCGTGCCAAACGGTGACCGCCACCCAAGGCACATCGTCACCAGGAGTTGAACCATACGGCCGAGAACGGCCCGAGCGTGTCGAAGTCGACGGGGTCGAGGATCTGATAGACCTCCTGGTAGCCCGGCGCCGGGTTCATGAGCGCCAGCATGTTCGGGATGCGATCGGGCGCCGGCGCCGGCCCCATCCGCACGGCCACCCAGTGGCCCCAGGCACGGCCGCCAATGACCATTGGCTGAAAGCCCGCGGCGTCGATGAGCTCTTGCCAGCTCGCGTCGGGATTGTTCGATGCGTTGACGCCAATCTCAGCCAGCCACTCGACCAGGCCGGCACCACTCGCGTCCATCAGCCCATAGGTCGCCGTGATGCGGTTCGGGCCGAGCCCGGCGATCACGTCCTGCTCGCTGTAGTCGTAGCCGACCGTCCTGAGCGCCCAGGCCGTCGAGCAGGCTGAGCAATCCCAGGGGTAATCCTGGTTATCCCGCGGTAACAGCCAGTTCCAATTGGTGAGCGACATTGGTCCTCCCTCCCCTTAACCCACGATCGTCGCCAGCTTCGCCGGGATACTCACCAGCGGAACCACGATGGCGTTGCCTGCATATTCATTGACCTGGAACGTCTCAGCAGCCTGACTGCCGGTCACACCCGTGACGGTCGGAGATGGAGTCACGAGCCCACTCCCACCAGGCACTGCGGCCTGCGGCGTATAGACCGCGATTGCGGCGCGCAGACCAACCGCCGCCGCTGTCGTGATGTCTTCCCAGCCTGGGGTGTTCTCTGCCGTAACCACCGGTGGATTGGTCGTGGACCAGCTATCCGAGGCGTACAGCCCCAGGATGCCCAGCGGTGCCGGGTCGATAATCGCACTGGCAACCAGCGGCGAAGGATCCGGCGTAGTGGGGGGGTAGCGCGGAGGCGGATAAATCTGCCGCGACTGGCCGCCCAGATAAAAGAAGTTGCGGTCATCGAGTCCACTGAAGTCGCGTAACAGGGCGACCGTGATGACGCCTTCGAGCCGCATCTGCTGGCCGACAGAATTGATGCCAATGGTGACGTTGACAGTGCCCCCCGGAGCAAAGTCATGCTTGAACATTCGGCCTTGCAGCGTGGACCCCTTCTCGCCCACCAGAACGCCGGTCAGGGTGGCATTCGATTCGTACGTGCTGCGCTCCGTGCGATCGACTGTCAGCACCACGCCGCCAACCGTGACGCCACAGTTCAAGCGATAATCGGCTGACCAGTCCACACCGCCCAGGTTGGTGTTCCGCCCGGCAACGCAGAACACGAGCGTCGCTAAGGGACCCAGGTCCGCAATCGCGGGAATGGAGAAAGCCCACACATTGCGGTCTGGCGTCGCCGACGTCCAGCTCTCGTCGAAGGTCGAGGATGAGCTCCAGGCCAACGTAGCGGGCATCTCACTCAGGGCATTCGATCAACAGGTAGGGCGCCCAGACTTTGTTGACGGCGACCTCGAGCTGCATCACTAGCCGATACCGCTTGCGCGGCACGAGGCCCGTCACCGTCTGCGTCACCTCGGTGCCGGCTACCGCGGGATTGCCCAGCCGGCCATTGGCGTACTCGAGGCCAGTGTCGATCTGCACGAGCTCGGCCGTGGCGTTGCTGATGGTCTCGCCCTCGAGCAACAGCGAGGTGGCATCGAACGTCAGCGGCAGCGTCTCCTGGGAGCCCATCAGAAACACTTGCGGGCTGACCGCGATACTCGAACACGTCATCTAGCGCACCTCCACGGTGAAGCGAACGCGGCGACCCGCGGGCGTGAACCGATGCTCCCGACCGAGCGCGACGAACGTGCCATCGCGTGTCTGGGCGACGAAGTGTTTGGCCGGCGCGCCCGTGCTCGCCTGGCTCAAGGCGACGTGCTGGCCGATGGTGGTCGTCACCAGGACGTCGTAGCGCGGCGTGACGTTGACCCATTCGAGACTGGCACTAGTGGCCACCGTGACCGCGATGTTGATGCTCACGCCGCGCAGCAGCGTCGCCAGCGTCGGCTGGACGACCGTGTGCCGTAGTGCGGTGTCGCGCACCAGGACGGCGAACGTGCCCTGCTGGAGGACGCGGGTAAGCGAGACCGCGCGACCCAGGTCGAGGCTGCGCGTCTGCACCGCGCTGATGACGCGGAGCTGCACGGGCAGGGCGGCGAAGACCACCGATTGCGCCTGCTGGAGCGCGCGACCGAGGCGAACCTGCTTGAGCAAGCGAAGGCTCGTCGGCTGGCTCGCTCGGAGCACGCGGCCGGTGATGCCGCCGAGTTGCACGCTCGTCTGGACGCGGTTGGTGCCCGTCGTCCGCCGCATCAGGCCGATCTGCTTGACGAGACGTGTTGCCTGCGCTTGAACGGCTGTCAGCGTGCGCCGATAGCCGCGGCCGAGCGTAGCCGTTGCAGTCTGCGCCTGGGTGGCCGTCAGGGTGAGCCGCAGCAGCGTCTGGTGAAGATTGATACTGACCGACTGCGCTTGAGTAGCGGCCCGCGTGATCTGGGACTGGCGACGCAGCGCAGCGGTCTGTGTTTGACTCAGACTGCGAATGACTGCGGCACTACCAGCACGACCGACCGTCGTCGCCTGTGTCGCCGTGACCGTGAGCGAATACGAAGTAGTGGCACTCGGTGCCAGATCGACGTTGACACCCAGCCCACCGATCTGACGGTTGAGCGTGATGCCTGGACGTCGATCGAGATCGACGGTGACGCCGACGCTGCCGGTCTGGCGATCGGTCATGCTTGAATTAGCGGACGGTCGTGCCCGCCTCCAGGGCGTTCACGGCCGAGACCGTCCAGGCCGCGCTGGTCGCAGGGTCGGTCTCGTAGAGCTGGCGGAAATACTGCGCGGTGATGCCCAGCCCCTGCGCCGTGCCCTCGTTCGTCGTGGCGCCGCTCTTGACCGTCAGGCCCAGAGACCCAGCACCCGCATCCGAGTTCTGGGCATAGGCCAGAACTTCGCAGCAGTTGACCGTCCAGGAACCGGCGGGCACGTTCTCGAGCGCATAGGTGTCGCGGGTGGCAGCCGTGGCCGAGAAGACATATTGCGACATCGATGGCGGCAGCTCGTTGACCTGGCTGAAATTGGCGCCGGTGTCAGTGCCGCCGCGGGTCTGGCTGGTATTCGAACCCGCACCATTCGGCTTGAGTAGGAACACGTTGCCGTCGAAGATCTGGCCAGAGTTCGCCGTCCCAGCGGTGTCGTTGATGGCGAGGTCGTCGAAAGCGTAGTAGAAACCCGCGATCGCAGAAGCGAGTGTGCTAGAAGGTTGCCCGATTAACAGAAACTGGACATTGGCGCTGGTTGCACCCGCCGTGTTATCGCCCGAGAAATTGATAACGCGCGCGCCATCCAGCCAGACTTCAGTGATACCACTCGTGGTACTGGAGATCTGCACTCGCCACTCGATCAGATGCCAGGCGTCGCCAGACACGGTCAAGCTGCTCGTGCCGAGCAATGTACCCGCGTTACCTATGCCCTGACGGGCGCGGATCAGGCCGTCGCTGGCGGTGTAAGTCAGGCAGATCTGGGCATTTCCACCCGAGTCTTGGAAACCCGCGAATGGCACTTCGGCCGTAGCAGTCAGAGGATGGATGAACATGCCGAAGCGCACCCAGACATCCGTCTTGGCAGCGGCCAGAGTGAACCGCTTATGCGTCGTCGAAAACGTACCGATAGACGTCGCGGCCTTGAGACAATACGTACCACTGCGCGGCGTCGGCGTACTACTGACGACGGTGAGCGTGGCACTCGCACCAATCGTGTTCGCCCCAGCCTCGGCGAGATCTCCTGTCTCGTAACCGCACGTCAGCAGGCGGGTCATGGCTAGGTGAATTGCACGCGCGCGGTCAGTTGGATGCTGTCGCCCGAGTTGAGCGCCTGGTTCAGCCCGTCGAAGATGGCGTACAGCGCGCCTCCGCTGGGCGGCGACCCGGTGCCCGCGGCGTCGAAGATGCCGACGTTGGTGATCGTCTTGTTGGCGTTAGCCGTGAGCGTGCCGACGACCTGGTGGGTGTCACTGGTCACCGTCGTCGTGAACTGCGAGCTGGTGCCCGTGGCCCGCGCCTCGGTGGCCGCGGTCGAGACGTCGGTACTTGAAGCGGCACCGGCGCCGGCACCCGTGCCCCAACCGAGATAGCGCGGCTCGGCCTGCGAGGGCGACGTGCCGAACATGCGACCACTAATGACTGCTTTACCCGCGTTTGGAACGAGACTGGCCACGTTCAGGGCCCTCCTGGATGGGTGATATCCCTGAGCCACTGGCCCAGGCGTTCGCGGAATGTCGGCTGCGGATTGCCGTACATGAGCACGGTCTGCTGGGCATCGAACGACGCGATCTGGCCGAGGTCCTCGACCTCGCGGTACTTGCATTGCAGCGAGCACGTCCCAGTGTGCCGCTTGCACGCGCGGATGATCTTCGCCTCGAGACTGCCGCTCGTCGGCTGCGGCGTCTCGGTCACGGCTCGAGTCGCTTGATACGCAGTGCGAGATGCACGCGCGTAATCGTCGTTGCGCTCGCGACCGAGAAGCGCAGATAGTCGCCGCGGTCGATGTGGATGTCCGACCAGGCGGTCACGTCCTCATCGGCGAAGTAGCGACCGCTGCTGATGGCCAGCCCGCTCGAGATCGTCGTCCAGGATGGCGACGGGCCGCCCTGCGCCTTCGCGACGGTGACCGCGACCGAGCCACTCGTACCGTCGAACTCCTGTAGGAAGGCACCGGTCACGCGCGCCCGAAAATCGACGCGCAGCGCCGCGGCCACGCCGGCCACGATCGCGCTGGCGCCGTCGCCGATGATCACGTTGATCGAGTCGACCTCGACGCCGCCCGGTTCCAGACGCTGCATCGCGAGCAGATCGCGGATCTGCTTGTCCGTTCGGCGGTAGACCTGTTCCCACAGCAGGATCGCTTCCTTGTCTGGCATCAGCCGCCGCCTGGGATGTCCTCGGGTGCCAGCCCACCGCCGGTCAACCCGTATGTCGCAATCCAACCACCGTCTTCGCCGACCTCCCAGGCATAGCGCGCCAGCCACAACGGCTCGTTCGTGAGCAACCGCTCGGCACATGCCAAGAAGACGGTCATACCCGGCTCGTGCGTCCCATCCAGCCAGGTCGGCACGCTGGCCTCGACGAACTGTTTGTTGACGTCGGACAGCACCCAGGTCGCGACCAGGCCCGCGTCAACGCCGGGCGGGTCCTCGATCAGGTTGCTCGAGAATTCCTCGGCATGGCACGTCGCCTCGACGTCGCCCGGTCCCTGAATGGGGTTCGACCCTGCCGCGGTGCCCTCGACCTGGTCGTCGGGGCCGAAGCTATACCCGAGCACGTGGGCGTAGTTGCGCGTGCGCTGGGTGTCGCGCGTGAGCGTCGCCCCGTCGAGGACGTGCGCGTCGGTGATCGTGAAATCGGGCGTGTCATTGGGATGCCCGACCATCAGCGAGCGGCGGATCGTGCCGTCCGCGGTCTGGAAGGTGCGAAACAGCGTCGCGCGGTCGATCTGCTTGATATAGCTCCACGCCGACATGCCTGCCTTCCAGTCGAACGCCTCAGGGGCGATGGTGCCCATGACCGCGCCCCAGCCCTCGAGGTCGGCCGCGTTATAGGTGACGTTCGGGACGTGGTCGAGTGCCCAGGCCACGATCGCCTCGTCGTGCGCACCAGCCGGGAACTCCTCGTCGAAAAAGATGTCTTCGGAAGGCGCCCACTCGTCGGCGTAGGCCAGGTAGCCCTGCGCCTGGATCTCGACGCCTTTGGGAAAGGCACTCGGCCGGTAGCGGCGCACGACGCCCGTGAAGCGCACGATGTTGTTACCGGCGCCGGCGGTGACCGTAAGCGGTGCCTCCTGCAACCCTGCCGCCTCGCCCGGCTTTTCGGTCACGTAGACGGAGCAGTTCTGCCAGCCACTATCGGCGACGATCTCGCCGCGCGCGCTGATGATGTTCTCGAGGGGCTCGCCGGCGAGTGTCGCCGAGAGGCTGACGTTTCGAATGGTGATGGCCATCAGAACGTGCCACTCGTGACCAGGAAGTCGGCGGAGCCCATTGTGCGTCCACCCGTGGGCAACCATCGGTCACGGCGCAGGTCGACCAGAAGGGCCAGGCCCGTCCCGAAAGCGTCGACCGTCAGGGTGCCCACGCCGGGGCCGCGCACGATGTCGATGACCACGTCCGCACCGACCGGTGAGTGGACGTGATACTTGGTCGTCACCATCGGCAGCAGGGTCGGCCAGGTCAGCGGGTCGTCGAGGTAAACCGCGAGCGTGAGTCGCTGCAGGTCGCCCGTCGCCTGGCTCGATCCCTGGATGAGGGCGTGAAACGTCGCGGTGTTAGGCGTGATCGTGAACGTCGCGGCCACTCAACGTCGCCTCAAACCTGACAACTCGATGGCCGGCGGGATGACGGCCTGCTGGTTGGCCTCGATCAACTCGGAATAGGTGTCAACCCGCCCGTCCGCATGGGTGATGTTGACCGACAGCATGATCGGCGTTTTCTGCGGCTCGGCTATCTTCTGAAGCAACTCCTGCTGCGCCGCCAATACCGCGGTCGTGATCGTCTGCTGGAGCTGGTTGGCCTGGGTTGCATCGAGCACCGGTTGAAGGGCACGAGCGTCGGCGATGGCCTGCAGTTGCGCCACGATGTCCACGCGTGCGGCCGCGCGCCCGGCTTCGAGCTCAGCTTGCTGGGCCTGGGTCGCGGCAATCTGCGCCACGGCCAGGGTGGCCTGCTCGGCGAGGTCCTTGAGTTGCTGCTCGAGACTGGCTCGATCTGCCGCACGCTTGGCCTCGAGCTCGCCCTGCTGCGCCTGGTTCGCGGCGAGCTGCGCGGTCGCGAGTGCTGCCTGGTCGGCGAGGTTCACCATCTGCTGCTGGATGTCGGCGCGCTCGCTGGCACGGCTGGCACTCGTTACCCCACGCCCCGCCTCGAGCGCACTAAGCGCGACGCCCGGTTCCTGTCGGTTCAACTCGCGCAGCTCGCGTCGGGCCGCAGATCGCTCGCTGGCCGACGCGTTCCGGTTCGACGCAATAAGCCGTGCGCGTTGCTGCTCGTAGTTCAGGTCCTCGAGCGCGTTGCTCGCTGGCATGGCCGCCAGTCGTGCCTGAAGCATGTTCTGCTGCAGAGTGGTATCCGCCTGCTGTACCAGGCGCGCCATCTCCTGAGCACGCTGCAGATCTTCGAGAGCCTCGGCAGCCGGTAGTGCGGCCATACGCGCGCGGATCTGCTGCTCCTGCAGCGAGGTATTGGTCGCCTGGATCAGATGACTGACCTGTTGCGCCCGTTGGAGGTCCTCGAGCGCTTCGGTCGCGGGGAGCGCAGCCATCCGCGCGCGGAGTTGTTGCTCGGCGATATCGCGCTGTAGGGCGGCCATCTGTTGCTGCGCTGGCAGGAGCGATTGCCGAACCCGCGCTTCCTCGGCAGCCAGGTCGACCGATTGCCGTTGCAGGTCGACCAATTCCACCTGCGACTGCTTGACATCGCGGAAGGCCGCCTGGAGTTGGTCCTTAAACGCGATGCTGGCGAGTTTGCCGGCCTGGTCGCTCGTTTCCTTCAAGTCCTGTAGCGCACTGCTGATAACGGTGACGCCTGGACGTACAGCCGCTTCGGCGTCGTCCTTCAGCCGTTTCGCTGCGGCCGCGGTGTCATAGAGTGCCTTGGTTGCCCCTGGCGCCGCATCCTTGATCTTTGCGAGTTCAGGGCTGATCACCGTAACGCCAGGGAAGGCGAATGACTGAGCCGCCGTCGCCGCACCTGCTAGTGACTGGCCCTTGCCCAACTCCTCAAGGAACTTGCGGAAGCGCACGGCGCCTGTATCTTTGCCCTCAAAGCCCTCGGCGAACGCACGCGCCGCTCTCTCGAGCACGTTCAGCCCCGCTATGGTCGGACCCTTCGTGAATTCGCCGAAGGCGACTTGCAACCGATGCGCGGAGGTTTCCGCTCGACCGAACGAAGCATCGAGCGAGTCGGTCTTCGATGTGGCCAGATCCGTGAATTGACCCGCCTGCTTGAGCAGCTCGCTGTACCGAACCTGCGCCTTCTGCACGTCGGTCATGGTCCCGAACGTCGTCTTAAGCGACCCGTTCATCGCCTGGTTCGTCAGGAACGTGTCGTTCAACGTCAGACCCAAGTATTCGCTCGCCTCGGCTTCGCCGCGGATCGCCGACTGGACGCGCTCAAACGATTCCGCGATGCCGATGCCGCGAACTCGAGCCAGGTCGGCCGAGACCCTGATCAGTTTCTGCGTCTGGTCGATCGTCAGCCCGTAGTTCTGGCTGAGCGTTCTGGCACTGAGGGCGGCCTCAAGAATTGCGTCACTTGTGAACCCGGTCGTCGCCTCGAGTTGAGAGGCGAACTTCTGATACTGACTTGCCGCCTCTCCATACGCCATCGAGGAAGCGCGAATGACACGTTCATGCTGTCGAGCAGCGTCTACGGATGAACTGAACGCCTGACCGAGTGCCTGCACGGCATCCGTCGCTTTGTCGGCCGCGAACCCGGCTACCCCGCCAATCGCGGCGGCACCGGCAGCACTCAGCGAACGCCGCGTTTCCTGAACCGCTCGCTGCGTCTCTTTGACGCCCGACGTATCCGCAACCGTGCGAATGTAGACGCGTAGTTCTTCGGTAGCCGGCATCAGCGCTTCATCAAATCGTCATCTTCGGAGGTTCGTACGGCGACTGCGATCGGCCATAACCCGCCTGGATGAAAATCGCTTCGATGCTGTTGGGCGCAGTCGCTTCGCTCCTGGTTCTGGTCGGATTGTGGAAACTCGGTGCCACGGGCTTTCTGATGGGAATCGCGTTCTTATTGGCTGTGCCGCTGTATTGCTTGCCTTCGATCCTCGGCCGATCCACGCGCAATTGGAAAGGCATCATGGCCGTCAATCTTTTGTTGGGTTGGACCGGGGTTGGTTGGGGAGCCGCGCTCATTTGGGCTGCCTGGTCGCTTCGATGCGAGCGTGAAAAACGCGCCGTCTACTCATCATCCACAAACACGACCTCGTCGCCCGTCGCCATCCCCTGATAGGCGCGCGAGACCTCGGCCTCGACGCTGAGCAACTGGAGCAAACGCTCACGTTCCACGGCCCCCACCTCCCAATACGTGAACGGCGTCCCGCCGAAGCGGTCGGCCAACATGACGGCGAGGTACTGGTCGGGTGGACGGGCACCTACTCTCCGATCGGGCGCTCGACGCTGGTCGTTGAGGAACTCTCGGAGCTGATGACGGGTACTTTTGGGAGGCCGATGCTGACCCGAAACTCCTCGATATAGCGCTTGTAGATAAACCCGACGACGCCTACCGGCAGATCAAGGTCTTCCTCTGAGGCGAGCTCACTGGGTAGCGGGAATGGCTGACTATCCTCGTCGGCGAAGTTCCACGACTGGACGATCTTGCCGAACGCCTGCCACCACCGCGGCATATCGTCAACGGCCACAAAGCTGTCATAGACGGACGCGCGCGGATTAGTGCGCATCGTGACTACCCATCCGGGGTAGCCGATCTCATCCAACCCAATGTCGACAGTGTTGATCGGCAGCGCGACCGTGCCACTCCGCTCGAGCAGCATTACAACTGGTTGACCATGTTGCCGCGCGATGTCCAGTTCCCCGTGATGGTGACCGCGGCATCGACGGCTGTGTTCAGACTGTAATTGACCCACGCCGGCCCACCGAAGTAGCGCGCCATCGCGAAACGGCTCGGGTAGACCGCAATGTTGGTCCCATCGGGACTGTTCGACGCGTCGCGCAGCGTGGTGTCGTCGGTTGCCCAGAAGCCCTCGAAGGTGCCGCTCGAGCTCGGGAAGCCTTGCACCGCGGTTTTATTGCTGGCACCGAACTCGGTGGTGTCGATTTCCTCGCGCGAGTTATCCAGCGTGAACGCGCGGAACCCGCCGGCGAGCGTGGGCGTGCCCGTGCCCGTGGACGACATGTAGATCAACCCGTTCGCGCCCGAATACTTGACCGCCATTCGATCATGCTCCTCTCTGGAGTAGTTGGGGCCGCTCGACCAGCTCGAGGTCGGCCAGGACTTTGCCCGCCCGCGCGGTGAAGGTATGGGGTTCCACGGCGAGACGTGCCTGCCGCGCGGCATGGTGTCGGGCCGGGCTGTCCTGCAGGTACGCGCGGATCGTCCGCTCGAGGGTGCTCGTGTCGACCATCGGCACCGCGTCGCCGAACAGCTCGTAGATTTCGAGTCGAACGTCAGACACCTGGAACAGCCCGCAGGCCGCGAGCTCGTAGGTGCGCGGATTCGCGCTTTCCGCGTGGGCTACACGCGCTGCGCCGCGGCCATAGGTCTTGCTGGACCGGTGCAGGTTCAGGCCGATCTTCGCCCGCCTGTAGAGCCCTACGGCGGTCTCATTACTGACGGGGCCCGAGCGCACAAACTGCCGCAGTTTTGAGGTCGGCCCGAGCAACCCCCACTCGCCGTACAGACCCAGGTCGATGCCCGTCCAGTCGATGCTCTTGAGGATCTCGATGCGCTCCGGAAAGCCCGAGCCGACGAACACGACGTCATGCGCCGGCAGGCTGAGGTCGAGCGGCACGTCGGTCCGATGCCGCGCGGGATCGTAGGCGTGGCGCATGTAACCCGCGTGTAACCGGTGTGTCGATGTCCGCTCGGTCGTCCAGCAAATGTCCGCTAGAGCGGCCATCGTGGCCTGCTGCTCGTCCTCGTACGGCGACTCGGTGAACAGCACCGCGGTCCGCAGCCCAGCCCTGCGCATCATCTCGAGCACGTCCGGGTGAAAGAACATGCCCGAGACAATGAACACCCAGTCGGCCTGGAACCGAAGGGCCATCTCGAGCGCCTCGACACTGCCGCGGTAGATCGCGTCGGGCCAGCCGGGCCGGTCCTCAGGCTTACCGCCGCGGCGGCGCCAGAGCTTGTGCACCCACTCGCGCGCCAGGCTGAGCCGCGTACCCAGGTCGTACAGCCACACCTCGGCGTCCGTCGCGCGCAGGGCAGCCAGGTAGCCGTCCTCGACGTCTCGAGTCGAGAAGGCCGCGCCGGCGCCGACGAGCAGGATGCGCAAGCCTAGTCGCCGCCGCTGACTCGCTTGCTGGGGTCGGTGAGCTG